AACCCGGGTTTGCGTCTCGGTTTGAGTGAACTCCTCGATGAAGTAAACACGGAAGACGTCGGGGAAGTCGATGAAGGGGGAGTGGTATTGGTAGGGTTCGGTGCTGCCCCGAACAATGAGGTCAGCGAGAGATGTCCAGCTTCCAGGTGCGGCGGAGTAGCCGTCTCCGAGGATGCAAGTCCAGATGCCGTCTTGGGATGAGGTGTCAACGCCGGTGACAACGATATTCCAGTCTCCATAATAGACTACGGCGATACCGCTGATTGAGGAGAGGCTATTGCTCCAAGCTGCGGCTGACTCCCAACTTCCCCCACTCCATCTTCTCCTGTAAAGGGTGCTGCCGTTGGAGTAAAGGACGATTGCCTCATCGCTGTCTTTGAAGCAAGCTGCTACTCGGAAGTTGGCTTCGACCGCTCCGATGTAGCCCATGTCTATCCAGCTTCCCCAGGATGCGCCGTTGTCGCTGCTTTCGCATCGGTAGAGGTGGCCATTGGTGCCGATGCGAAAGGCGAAGACTGTTGGCCCATAGGAGCAAAGGGCGACGGCGTGGGCGGTAACTCCCCAGTCGGTCCAGGAGGAGAAGTCGCTTGCGGGGCCTGGGGAAGTGACACGCTGGCGGTATAGAGTGCCCCCAGGGGAGGCAACCCGAAGGCGAATGAGGCTGCCATCTCCTGGCATTGTGACAGCGTGAAAACAATCCGCCTCTGCGCCGTCATAGAGACTGACCCAGTCAAGTCTGACAACTCCTCCAACTCGTTTTGCAAGCTCAACTTTGATGTAAGGCTGGGCGAAGGGGGCCATTCGCTGGGCTTCTAAAAGAGTGTCACTCAAACTTCTCATGGTATAATATATTATAGCACGATTGTTCTAAAGGACTGGGGACTATGAAAATCGCCTCACCGCTGTACTCGTTGAAGGCGTGGAAGTCGATATCAAGTGAAGCCTGCTCGAAGTTATACGGGGTTGAAGGTTCGGGGGTATTCCGGCGTCAGGGGAAGATGGTTCTCCTGGAAAAGAAGTATGTGCCGACAAATCCTCGTACGCCTTTTCAGCAAGCGGGGCGGTCAATGTTCGCCTCTGCTGTGGCGTCGTGGCAGGGGCTACCGGAGGAGAGCAAGGCTTACTGGGATAGTAGGGCGCAGAGGCGTAAAATTGGGCGTGTGATGTCGGGGTATAATCTTTACATCAGCAAATTCTTGCTAGGAGGAGGGCCTCCGTAAATGGGATACCCGCATTGGTGGAACCTAAAGAGAACAAAGGATAATACTCAAACGATCGCACAGTTCGTCCAGAGTGGCGCTGGTGTCCTTACTACGAAGGGCGACTTATTTCAGAGAGGGGCGACAGAGCTTGAGCGGCTTCCTATCGGTGCAAAGCGCTTCTTCCCCCGCGTCAACGAGGCTGGGGATGGCCTTGAGTATGTCAAGGGCTATGAGTTTGGCCCGGCTATGCGGGAATGGCAGAACGAGCTGGCTTTTTTTAATTGGACGACAACCCTGACGGGGAGTGGTGCTGTTGTCTATAAGAATTATGGGATGCTCTGGCTGGAAACGGGCGCCACTCAAAACTCCACTGCCAGGGGACGAGGCTACAACCATAGCTGGTTTCAGTACAACAACCTCGACATAGAGTGGCGAATTTGCATGTTTCACAGGTTTGGGCATGCCAATGGCAAGATATGGCTGAAGCTCGATGAGGATACCGCCGACGACCCCACTGATGAGGCCGTTGGCTGGAGGATTGATGCGGGCGCATTTAAGGGCATTGTCCACGATGGCACAAACCTCCATGTCGTTGATTTGAATGCAACCATAAGCGATTATGCCACCGCTTGGCTCTTCTTGAGGTTCATTCACGGCTCCAAGATAGAGTGGTACATAGGTGGGTATAAAATGGGCGAGTCCACCGATATCCCCACTGCACAGCGTACGGCAGAAGTATTCCCTGTGTTTGCGGTGAAGAACACCGAGGCGGCAGCCAATTTGCGGTCAGGGATACATAGCCATGCTTGGATTAGCGACTTTGGAGGCTAGGATGAAGTACAGACACATACAAAGCAGACTTACTCCTGAAGGGGTTTTGGCCCACTTGGGGCGGAGCGACATCCCGATAACGGACGTGAGCGTTACTCAGGGCTATACCGACAGGGGCGAGCCTTTCGTGGAGGTGGACTTTGGCGATGCTCAGCTTTCGGCTGAGGAGGAGCGAAAGCTGAGAGTTTATCTTGGGGACTTTGCCCCTGAGATAGAGAGCGTTAAGGGGAGAGTGAAGCAGTTGGAGATTGAAAGAAAGGGGGTGATCTAGTGAGCCGAGTTACCGGGCCGTTGTTCTCACTGACCGCCAGTGGGACGCTGAGCGATGTAATCACTTACTCCCAGTGGAAGGGCCTCTTTTACGTGAGGACTAGGGTGATCCCCGCAAACCCCCAGACGGCGTCTCAGACGTCAATTAGGGGCACCCTGACGGCGGGCGTAAGCATCTGGCACGACGACACGTCGATGCCGGCTGCGTCCAAGACCTCCTGGGAGTATTACGCCTCGGGGACTCACATGAGCGGGTTCAACCGCTACATGAAGAAGTTCATCGAGACGAATACCCAGTGGGAGTCGCCTTGGACGGTGCCCGAGCCGTCGTGATCGTGATGGCCAGTCGCTGATGGGAGAGCTCGACAAGGAGGGAGGCGTGGGTCGAGGAGCTTTAAATACGAAAGAAAAGCGATACCGGGTGAAGTGCGACCTTACCTTTCGTGACCCGAAGGTAGCTCTGGCTCTACGGGGCATCATTCGAGCCTTTGAAGCCTCGGTTGTGAACTCGAATGGAAACAAAAAGAAGTTGGGCTGATTTCTACCAGGGGATCTGTCGGAATAGAGCTATCCTTGAGGGCAACATCCTGGAACACGCTCCGCAGCTTGAGGAAATCGCCCGATTTTTGCGTGTAGGTTATCGAGTTTTGGAGGTTGGGAGTGGGACTGGGGTGATGGGATGGCCTTTTGCCCAGGCGGGGGTGAAGGTGACATCCCTGGATAATGACCCTGAGATTATCGAGATGGCAAAGGTTAACGCTCGGCTGTTGGGGGCGAACATTGAGTTTGTCCTTGGGGACGCCTTTAATCTCCCTTTCGGTGATGGGGTTTTCAATGTGGTGTTCTCCGGGGGGTTCTTTGAGCACTTCGAGGATGGGGACATAGTAAAACTGGTGCGAGAGCAGCAACGGGTAGGTGAGGTGGTCAATATCGCCGTGCCTCTCCTGGGCAACAAGTCCCCTAGTTTTGGCGACGAGCGGTGGTTAACGAGGGAATATTGGGAGAGGGTCTTCGAACCGCTGGGGCTGAGTAGGAGCTTCACGTATGGGACTGAAATTATGGGGTGTTTCACGTTGGTTAGGGAGGGCAGTCGATAGATGCCTAAGCTAGTTGGACCTCTGTTCTCGGTTCAAGCTCATGGGACGCTGGGGGGTTGCCTGACGTATCAGAGGCAAGCAAAGGGGGGCAAGGTGTTCCCGCATAAGGTCCCTCGGATACCCCAGACTGAGGCCCAGCTTGCTCAGAGGGCTAGTGTGGCAAGCTGCGTCTCCTGTTGGAAGGGGCTATCCTCGGCTGACAAGGTGCGGTTTGAGGAGAAGGCAAGGGGGTTGAAAAGGACTGGCTACCACTACTTCATGGAAAATTGTCTAAGGGGGTTACTATGAACCGAGTCCGTGAAACAGATTTGGACAGGCTGCCATTCGTCTTTCAAACTCATACTGGCTCGCCAACGGGCTATGCTGAAACGGCTGCGGTGATGATGCGGGCCTTCTGGGAGGAAGGGTTAGAGGTGCGCTATCTCTACGTGGCCGATGATGCCATGTATGAGGAAACCAGCATGGATCCGATGGTGGATGCGATGCGGTCGATTGAGCCTGAGCCTGGGCTTCCCCACATCGTGTATTCGATTGCACCTATTTTCTGGCATAACTCCGGGAAGTATAAGATCGGGTGGACTATGATGGAGGTGGACGGGATCAACGACCGCTGGGTGCGCGCCTGCAACTTCATGGACGAAATCTGGGTGCCCACGCCTATGAACAAAGAGGCGTTTGAGGCGAGCGGGGTCAAGGTGCCAATCTATGTAGTTCCCCTCTGCATTGACGAAAGGAAGTTCCAGCCAAATCTAACGGCTGCCTTCTATCATGGTGAGGCTAAATTCCGCTTTTTTGCGATGGGATGGTGGCAGCTTCGCAAGAGATGGGACATACTGCTTCACGCCTTCGCAGATGAATTCGGTGGGGATAAGGATGTGGGCCTGGTGATAAAGACTCTGAGTATGGAATCGGAGGAGAGCATATTGGACCAGGTACTGGGGTATGTGGGGCGACAATATGCTGACCAAGTAGCGGTAATCAGCGGGCCTCTGCCCTGGTGGGAGCTCGCCATGATCATGCGAAGTATGCACGCCTTCGTGCTGCCGACGTCGGGCGAAGGCTGGGGCTGCCCGCCTCAGCAAGCCTTGGCCGTTGGGATGCCTGTAATTATCACTGACTGCATGGGGCCTGGGGAAGTGCTAAGGGACGATAGCGGGAAGCCATATCCGGGAGTTCGCTTCCTGCCGGCGAGTAAAGAGTGCACAAAGGTTACTCACCCATACTATGAGGGTAAGAATTGGTGGGTGGTTGATGAAGCTGACTTGCGGAAGGCGATGCGTGAAGTCAGGGAAGATTACCGATGGTGGAGGCTTCAGGCTGCCTGCGGGTCTGAGATAGTGCGGGAGCGGCTGGGGTCGGTGGCTTGCGCCAAGAGGGTGCGAGATGAGCTGTCCAGGGTTTATCGAGAGGTGTTGAAGTGAGCAAGCCCATCGTGGCTATGTTGTGCATCACGTTAATCGTGATCACGGCGATGCTGCTTGGGATTGACGGCTTTGTTTATGGCCTGGGGATCGCTGCGGTGTCCGGGCTGGGTGGCTTTGCGGTGAGTCGCTACGCTGAAGCTGTGAAGAACAAGCGGAATGGGAACTGCGAAGGGTTAGGCTCTTGAGGTGGGGTAGATGGTCGTCTCGGACTAGGTAGTATCGGTGTTTCCTTCCCTTCTCCTGAAGGGCTAGCAGTGGTGGTTTCCGCTCTTTTGCTGCGTTCTTTTCAACCTGCCTCATTAGCGTTAGAACTGCAAACCTCTTGCTGTATTTGCACTCCACATAGAAAGCATCATGGATCACGTCCCCCCTGGTGTGCCTGCTACTGCCTCCGCTCAGGGGATTTCTTATGCCTCCGAGGTCTTTTGCGGTTCTTCTTTCGTGGGCTTTCCATGGTTTGTCGGCCATTGATAGCTCCTTTTAGGCAAATGGAACGAAATCGCTTTTCTGAGGCAAACTCATGTCGGCAGCGAGGAAAGGGGCAATCAAGACAGCGGGGGAAGAACTTGCAACCTGTATCCACGTCTATCTTGTAGCGCTTTCCGCCTAGCTGGACTGCCAAAGCGTGCTCCTACTGGCTGGTCGGGGTCTCCTTCTTGGGTGAAAACAGCGGGCAGGTGTCACCATAGTTGACATCTCTCCCGATGATGCAGAGGGGCTTTTCCTGGAAGATGGTCAAGGGTAAAGGCAAAGGCCCCTCGTACTCCTCGCAGATGGCGCACGAGTAGGGGTAGGCTAAGGGGTGCTCCTGCAAGCTGTGTTCCATGACAATCTGCATGGCGTCCTCTACCGATGCGACAAGGGCGAGTTCCACTCCGCATAGGGTGCAAGTCACGTGTAGTCCTGCCGGGGGTTCTTTCTTGCTCCGTTTAGGTTGTGTCATGGCTTGACTCCTTTCGGGCTTTGTATTCTTTCCCTCCAATAGTCTAGTCTCCGTGATAGTGAGCGATTACCTGACCATCGGTGAGGAGGTAAAAGTCGAAGTGGCAAAAGAGAAGAGCTTGAGTGACGTATCTGCACCAACGGGAGGGGCATATTAGACGCCCTGCAAACTGGGAGTCATAGTAGCGGTTGCCATTTATGTAGGTGTAGGCTTCTCCCGTTTTGGTGTCGAAATCGCCACACCACCTTTTTGTTTTTGGTACGAAGATTAGCTTCCTGCCGCACTCTGGGCAGTGTGTACATGGTATATCCTGCATTTCTAGCCCTCCTTGGTGCTCATTTGTATTGTTAAGAAATCCTCTGCCTCCAATAGTCGAGGAGGTCTTGAAGGGTCTGCCTGAATGGGATGGTGGGCTTCCAGCCTGTCAACTGCCTGAACTTCTTGCTGCTGCCCAGGAAAAGAGGAACATCGCTTGGTCGCATCCTCTTTGGGTCTGGGTGAATACCGGCGTTAACGCCTGAGATGTCCAATAGCAGGTCTAGGAGATGGCCTATCCTGACGTTTCTGCTTGAGCAGATGTTGTAAGGAGTTCCGGGTTGGCAGTGTTGGATGGCCAGAACGTAGGCTTTCACTATGTCCCTCACGTCCGTCCAGTCTCGCCTAGCGTCCAGGTTGCCACACCTGACGAGAGGCTCTTGAGTACCCGCCTCAATCTGAGCGATCTGCTTAGCGAAATTGGATGTGACAAAAGCCTCTCCCCTGCGGGGCCCGGTGTGATTAAAAGCTCTGGTGATGACAATGTGGAGGCCATAGGAGCGGACATACTGTTGGGCTAAGAGGTCCATCGCTGCCTTGCTCGCGCCGTAGGGACTCATGGGGCGTAGGGGTTGCTCCTCAGTGATGGGGCATTCCTCGGGTGCGACGAAGCCGTATTCCTCGCTTGAGCCTGCAACCTGGACTCTGGCGTCTGGCTTTATCTTGCGGACAGCTTCAAAGAGGTTGATGGGAGCGAGTGCATTAGTTTCAAAGGTGAGGTGGGGGGCTACCCAGGATGTGGGGACAAAGCTCTGGGCTGCTAGGTGAAAAATCCAGTCGGGCCTCACTTGGTCTATCACCATGTCCACGGAGCAGTAGTCGGTGATCTCGCAGTCGATGAGGGTGATGCCGACTTGGAGGTTGGAGAGATCTGACCGGCGCCTCTTTGTTCCCCAGACCTCTACGTGGTCAAGAGTCTTTAGGTACTCGGCTAGATGGCTACCTACGAAGCCTGTTGCCCCGATGATTAGTGCCTTCGTCATGGCTCTGTCTCCTTTCCTTGTTTTTCTCGATCATGTCAAAGGTGCGCTTGATGCTCCGCCGTAGGAGCACGAGGAGCACGAGGAGCACGAGGAGACCAACCGCAGCTATGCCGAGGGGGATGATTTCTGGGTGGCTCATGCTTTGGTCTGCCTCCTTTCTTTTGGCAGTCTTTTCATTCTGACCTCGACCCGGACGGCTGGCTCTAAGGGCTGGCGGCGAAGGATAACATCCCCCTCGGCCTCGTATTTACCTTGCACCAGGTCGTCCCAAACGTCCCTGTCGATAAAAAGCACTATTTTCACATACGATTTTGAAAAAACGTTGAAATCTGGGCGTTTTTTGGGGGTGGGCAATGGTTTTATACCTTCCCGCTTAGATACAGGGTGTTGACTTACCTTTCGTCTAGGCTTCGGGGGTGCCTGAACCATTGTTCGCCATCCTTTCATTTTTGAGCGGCGGTAATGAGTTGGGTTGTCGGAAAGTGGCTGGATTGTTGGCGTCATGTCTGCCTATGCGATAGCCGAGGTCAACGGCTGTGGCATAGGCGATGAACAAGTCCTCTGTGCTCCCGACGACTAGGTGGTGGCTGGCCCATACCATAGCCGCTTCTTGAAGATTCTCTATACCGCCGTGTGCCTGTTTAACGGCGTTCCGGGAGTTGTCGTTGCTGTTGCCAAAATGGTCCTTTAGTTGCTTGATGACGGGTGGAATGTCGCTCATGTGTCTCCTTTCAGGTAAGGGTGGGATGCCACTCAACGCTGCTGCCCGCTTGACAGCGTTGGGCCACATTTGGCCTTTGCCCGATTACACCCAGGGCTCCGCTCACGGGAGGGGGAGGCCAACTATTTAAGCAGGTGGCCGCTGGCCCCGGCCCCTGCACCCTGGTTTCCCCTGGCAGAGCCCACCCTTTCATTTCTCCCCCCTCGCTAGATGGTCAAGGATAAACTGAGCAACCTCTGACTCGTAGAACCAAACCCGCTTCCCGATGCGGTAGGAGCGCAAGCCCTGGTCGCGCCAGCCCATGACGGTTTCAGCGGTTACCTCAAACCGCTTGGCGATCTCCTCAGCGGTGAGGAAGTCTCGGAAGCGGGGCTGTCGGGTGGCCATCTAACTGGACTCTCCCTCCGTTGCGAAGTATTGGCGGAGCTTTGCGTCCGTATCCCGTAAGTGGCTGATAACGGCATCCGGATCCGGGCCTTCGGTGCTGATCTCCCACTGATAGCCCTTGCTCATTTTGGAGAGCTTGATCCTGACCTCCCGCTCCTCCTTGATGGTCTTGTGAAGGTGAAGGACCGTCTCTTTGGATGCGATGTCTGTTGTCATTGGACTCCTTTCTCATGTGATGCTGACTATTCGGAAGCGGACTACCCATAGCACGAGTTTGGCAGACTTCCAGGACCGCCAGAAGATGCGGGGGTGAATGCCCTGGACGAGCAAGCCGACCTCCTCCATGTATTGAAAGCCCTCATTCTCGTAGTCATAGGGAGGTATGTCTGCCGTGCATTCGGGATATGGTTCGCAAGTCAGACGGATGGTGGCTACTTGGTGGCCTCCTGAGCGAGGACTTTTATCGTAGGCTGCTACTAGGTCTCCTGCATGGAAGCTGCGGGCATAGGTGCCCTTCCACTCTCGCCTAGTAACCGTTTTGCGTCTGGCTAGAAGTGCTGGTGTTGTGTATGCGAAGGAGATTATTCTCATGTGCTCCTTTCTCCTCTTTGGTAGCGGGGGAGGGATTTGAACCCTCGACCTCTAGGTTATGGGCCTAGTGAGCTACCGCTGCTCTACCCCGCGCCCCCGCTACTCCTTTCATGCCGTAAGTGGCTCTTTCTCCTTCTGCTTGGCGTCCACCGCCTCAAAGCGAAGGTCGAGGACTGCCTGGTCGCTTCCAAGTAGGCAATAGATGGGAGCGCCTCGGTCCATAAGAGATATTACCCTTGCTAGTTCCCCTGGGGATGCTTGGCACTCAAAGGTCACCTTCTTGACTGTTTCTGTCACTGGAATATCGTCCTCGATGTGTGTTCTCTGCTTTGCCTCGACCTTCAGGTTTTCGACTCCCGTTAGTCTAACTTCGACTTTCACGTGCGCGCTCCTTCCCTAAAATACTCCCTGCTGTTTCTTCTGTAGCTCGTCTATGAGTCGGGATGCCTGGGCCTTGGTGAGTTGGTTGGTGTGCTCCACGTCGAACCGGGCCTTGAGATCGGCGTGGTAAACGTCCTCGTCGGCACCGAGGTCTCTGAGTAGCGCGTGAATTGCGTTCACCTGAGCCTGGCTTGCGAGGTTGGGATCGGTGCCGTTGGGTGCGCCCTCCTGGTGGGGCGTAGGCCCCTTGCCTGCCCTGACCGCTCCTGGGGAAGGCTGCTTAGAGGCTGGCTGTTCCTCGATTTTTGGAAGGGTGAGATATGACGTGTCGATGGCCTCAATATCTGCTGGCATTTCCCCTGGGAATAGGCGGTTAAAGGCATTCCGCTCGCTGCGTATCATAGCCATGTTAGCCTTGGTGTTACCTTTGTCCATGCCGTAGGGGGTGTTGTCTTTGTTCCAAGCGCCATATCCGGGGGCTTCGTTGCCCCTCTCGTCCCGTAGGACGGTGATGGCCCAGATGTTGGCCTCGTCAACCTCCCCCAGGATTTCCTTCTGCTCCTTCTCAGTCATTATCCTGGGACCGTCAACGTAGCTGTAGCGACCGATGCGAGAGGCGATCAGCCTCGTTGCTCCGATGCCGAGGACCGGCGCCCAGGTGCTGCCTTCCTTGCCCTTGAACTCCAGCAGGTAGAGGTGCTTCATCAGGGGGTTTAGACCATAGGCTTTGCAGATAAGGGCGGCCTTAAAGACCTCTACATCGGGGGCTTTGGGCCATATCGTCCTCAAGATGGTGGTAGCCTGCTCCTGGGTTAGCGCGTGGACGCCGTAGTAGGGTTGGAGTGCCTTTGCCTCTTGCTCTCCGACTTGTTGTGTCATTTGCTTCCTCCTTTTGTCCTCTATTCTGTTGGCGATCTCTATGGGTAGGGGATCGCCGTCGTTATAAGCCTGGGTGTAGCTCTTGGGTTTGACAAAGCCTTCGTGGTCGGGGTTCTCGCCACACCGGATAACGTAGTTCTCGATGCCGTAGGCTCCTCCCCAGGGTAGGGTTAGCTCTCCTCCACACTCAGCGCAAACGTGGGTCTTGACTAGCCTCTTTCCTTCTTGAATGTCTATGGCCTGCATCAGTCGTCCTCCTTTGCTTCTGCATCGTCTAGTCTTTTCTTGACCACGTGGCCGTATCTGCCACTGGTGTATTTCTTGGGGTCGGTGGGTTCGTTGCTGGGTAGGCGCTTCTTCTTGGCGTCTCGGTATGGCTTCTGGCGGTCATACTCGGATTGATACATCTTCCAGTTGATGATGCGAAGGCCGTCGCCATCTTCGGAGATCCGCCCTGTCTCAAAGCATTTTTGAAGGGTGCTCTCTAGGAGTTCCTCGGTGATGTTTAGTGTGCCAGCGATCCATCTTCTGGGGTATGGCATGCCTGGGCCGGCTGCTATGAGGCCGTCTTGCCTCATCCTGCCTGCCAGAATGATGAGGTCGTACCAAACGCCTCTCTCATCTGGTGTGAAGTCTAGGCGGATTGTTCCGTCAAGACATTCGTTGACCCACATCTTGACCCAGCGCTTCAACGCTACTCCTCTAGGCTCCCCGGCCTCACCTCAAGGAACAAAGCTAGTGCTTTGTCGGTGATGGCCTTGGCAATCTCGTTCGCCTTTCCCCACACCTTGTCGTCTTGCTCCTGGTTCATCTTCCAAATGTCGCCACAATAGCGTTGGAGCTTCACGATCTGCCCGTCTACGCTGTATGAGGCTATGACGGAGATGTGGAAAATGTTGGGAGACAGCTTCGAGGCTTCTCTAAGGAAGGTCACCCGGACGATGCGCCGGTCAATGGCGTCCTTGTCAGCCTCCATCTCCTCGCAGAATTCCTCGGGTGAGTTGTAGTTGACGGTGATCATGTTTGCCCCCTCCGATTGATTTCCAATGCCCTGAGCGGGCTATGCTTATCGTGGATTCGCCTGATTTCTTCGCGATCCACGTGATGATAGATGTCCAGGGTAGTCGCTACGCTGGCATGGCCGAGCATCTTTGAGACGGCCTTGACGTCGGCCCCATCGGTGAGTTGATAGGTGGCAAAGAAGTGCCTCAGCTGATGGGGGGTCAAGTGACCGATCCCCGCTTGCTGGCAGAGCCTGGCTAGTACCCTCTGAAGGCTGCCTATGACGACATGGCCTTTACTGCTGTCTCCTCGGCGGGCTGGGAAGAGCCACTGGGGAGACTTGCCTTCCTGTGCCCTGGCAACCTGGGGTATGTATTCCTCAAGCAACTTGCCGACCGAGGCTGAAAACGGGATAGTGCGCTCCTTTGCCCCCTTCCCCGTGACGGTGATCTCTCGGTCTGCTAGAGAGATGCGGTCTAGGCGAAGGGAGGCAAGTTCACTAATCCTTGCCCCGGTGTCTAGGAAAAGCTCGAAGATTAGGCGATCTTTGAGGCTCATGTCCAGGGATGAGACCGCTTGAATGTCCTGGACTGGTGGGATTGGCCGCTCCTTCTTGTGCCGCTTGGGGTAGATGATGTGGCGGGCTGGATTTGCGGGCCAAAGGGCGTGTTGCTCAAGGAAGTCAAAGAAGCTCTTGACTGACTTGATGTGCTGGATAAGAGTGTTCACTGATATACCGTGCCCCCGGAGGTTTGCCAGGTGCGCCTCGATAGCGAGCATGTCGGGCTTGGGGTCGTAAGTGAGAAGTCTTGACACGTGTCGGCGGTAGCAGTAGATTGTGGCAGCGCTGAAGCCTCGTTGCTCAAGCCACGCTACCCAGGGTGTGATGCCCTCTGCCGGCCAGGACAGGGGGCGCCGGGCCTCCAGGATGATACGTTGCGCCTCTGTAACCACGTCGGCCTCCTTCGGTGGGCCTACATTTTGGAACAACTGTTCTAACATTTTCAACTCAGTTTTGTCACGCCCGGGGCTATCGCCGTGAGTTCCCGGATGTAGCAGTCTCCGATCATCCACCCGCACCTGTAACACGCCTCTTGCGCGCTCGTGGCCTCCACGATATACTCCTGTTTGGTGATGCGGTTCTGGACTCTGTACGGCTTGGTCTTTTGGGTGTCCTCTCTATTCACTTCTTCCCTCCCTTGCCCCGGTGTATTGATTAACGAGGTTTAATACACTGGGGCTATTTAGTGGGTAACTGGTTGTGGGGCTGGTTCGAGAGCCTTTAGCTTCTCAACGGCGAGCGGGTGTGGCCGGGTTTTCCCCGACTCCCATCGGTGGACCGAGCTAACACTGACGCCAACCTTGACTGCCAACTCTTGCTGGCTCAAGCCTAGCACCTCTCTCAGCTTCCTGATTTGCTCCCCGTTCATGGCCACATTATACCAGATGACTAGGCAGTTGTCAATACCCTGGTGTCACTTCGCCAAAAATCTCCCCCCTCTCTCGCGCTCTCTCCCCCCTCTTAGAAGGAGAAGAAGAAAAAGAAGTAGAAAAGAAGAAGAAGTAGAAGTAGGTAAAGTGACTCGAAAAGTTACAGAAAGGTTACACGAAAGGTTACAAAGTATGGCAAGCATGGTAACTATCGTAAATGTGGTGGCCCCTTACTAACCACTCGACCTGACTACAAAGGCGGGCCTGCCCCACTTCGGGAGCCAGTCCCAGGGGTTCCACTTCAAAAACAGGGCCTGTAATGGCAAATTCCGTATATTGGACGGATGGGGAGCTTGGTTTGACTTAAAAATGCGTTTCAATTTTTGGTGGGGCTGTTTTGGGGGTGTTTTAGAGGGTCGGCGATGGCAGATGGGGGATAGGTAACTGGGTGCGAACCGTAAGGGGATTGGTGGATGGTAGGTGGTGGTGGATAGCCGAAAAAAGGGGAAGGAGAGAGAGGGGAGACTGGCCCCCCTCCCCCTCCCGCCAGTGCCTGCTCTAGTCTGGTTGAGGCCCTGGGAAGTAGTGAAGAGCGCGTTGCAAGCCTTGGAAGAAGTTCTCATCCTCTGTAGCCTGGTGCCATCCGATGAGGAAGTAGAGGATGTTTTTGGCCTCTTCTCCATTGAGCTCTTCGACACGTTCAAAAAGCGTGTGTGCGAGTAGGTGTAGCGTGTTGGCCGGCTTTCTAGTTAGCTTCTCCATAGGTTTGACCTCCTCTCGACATGGGTTTCAAGGCAGTTCTGAGTAGATGCAGCTTTGGCACTCCCAGACCTCCACATGACCATGAACTCCGATCCGTCTGATGACTTTGATCATGGCATGGAAGCAGATTGGGCATGGACGCCTTACTCGCTTCATGGCTGGCCTCCTTTGTCTTGGCCGTAACAGGCTTGGAAAAACCTGTCGCGGTCAAAGTTTGGGTTGTCTGTGGCGAAGTACCGGGCTAGTGCGCCTATGAGGTCATCCTTGTAGGCGATGGGTGATGGCCCGAGTGGTAGGGTGGCGAAGATTTTGGCGATTGCCTCGAAGTGCTTTTTAGTGAGCATTTTGACCTCCTTCATGGTTTGTTTGATCCCCGAATAGGGTTAGCTGCCTGGGCCTCTCATAGACTACGTTGGGGTCGTAGCCTATGAGCTTGAGGGGAAACGGCTTACGTTGGCAGCTAAAATCGCCGTAGCCGTCAATCCATAGGGGACAAGTGCAGCAACCCTCCTCCCAGTGAGCGCAACCTGCTTTGTGCCAGACCGCATCCGTGCAATCCGGGCAGATGCGCAGGTCGGGCTCGAAAGGGAAAGGGGCGTGGTAGAGTTGGCGATCCTTGCCACACACGGGACAAAGCTCTGTCTTAGGCTTGAACACGCTCATTGCGCCCCCCCTTCCTTCGTTTCTTTTTGGAAGGCCAGAGGTCGGGGCGGTCAAGGAACATGGCCTTCTGGAAGCGGGAGAGGTCAAGGCGTTTGAGAGGAACCTCCTCCCAAGTGACCTTGGCACTCTCATCGAACTGTGCTTGGTGTGGCATGATGACCTCCTCCCCAGGGCTTCACAAGCTCGGGTTTCTGCTCGGCTAGTGCATCGGCGAGCTCGTTGATGACTGATGCTTTGAGCAGGCGATACTCTGTTGCCGAGTAGCACCAGGGGTTGAGTAGAGCGCCCGCCTGATCTGGTGTGAGTGAGACAATGACGTTGACCTTCGGGTCTGACATTTTACTTACCTCCTTTCAGTGAGATTTGCTTGTCTTTGGGCTTCGTGGCATTGAGGTTTTGGAGAAGATAGCGGAAGGTGTTGTGCCGGATGGAGGGGTCTATGTGGTAGCGCTCTGAGAGTGAGGCGATGGTAGCCCAGAAGCCCTTTGAGCCTATGGCTGCCATGTGAGCCGAGCCATACTTGGCGAAGGTAGCTTTCCCACCGAGGCGACCGGCTTCACGCTTGTTCATTTGATGACCTCCTTTCGTTCTATTGTTGGCGCCATATTGGGTCCCCCCCCTCCACGTGTAAGGTAGTTGGTGGGTCTAATGGGCTGACGGGATAGCTCCCTGTCACTGCCAAGTAGATGCCAGCGATCAGGAGAGCACTGAGGAGGGCATAGATGACTGCTGCCTTCCAGCCCTTCACCTTCGGGCCGTTTGAGGGGTGGCGTCTCATGGAGAGAGCGCCTGGCTTTGGTGGGCCAAGGACTTCGTCCATGATCCGGTGGAGCTTTGCGTGGTCAGCTTTTGGGGTGATGCCCCTGGGGGATGGCGCTTCCCCCAGGAACACACAGGAGAGGACGCGGGCAGCACAGAGAGGCACAGGCTGGGGCAGGAAGCGAGAGGACATGGCGCCACAAGAGAGGCAAGCGCACCAGAAGCCACGAACGGAGCGAGAGGGAGAGCCGAACGGCCCGCCAAAGGGAGAGAGCGACAGGGCACGGGAGCCACAGAGCGGGCACGGCCAAGGAGCCGGGCCAGCGACACGAGGGACAGGAGCGAACCGAGACACAAGGCACCTCCGACAGCAAAACTCCGCAGGGCAGGCAGCCCCCCGCCCGCCCAACGGGCAGTTACCCGTGAAGCGCCTGGGTGCCCCCCGCCGAGGGAGCGGTAGCGACCGAGGGAAGGTGCCAGGCCGAGCGCCCGAAGGGCGCGAGCCGCAAGCAGGCGGAGCGGGCTCAGCGAAGCGTAGCGACGCCATGCGTGCCCTTTAGGGACGGCCGTAGCGAGCGGTAGCGAGCGGAGGGCCTGGCAGCCGGGAGGGCTGGCGCTATAATGAGAGAGCCGGCGGGCGGAAAAAATGGGGGCGTAAGCCCCCTACCTTTTGGAAGCGATTGACTATGACCGATTGCCTGATGCCAAGGATGGTCTTGGGATGTTGGGATTGCCTTCGACTGCCACAAAGGATAATTGCAAACGGGGTTCCATTAAGCGCATGGGCGGCCCCCCACGGCCGCCGGCCACGATAGCCCTTGGCGTCCCACTGGTTTCTTTCAACTTCAACTCTTAGGGTTCTTGCCTTTCATGGTCTAGGGCGCGCCGACTGTTTCGTTGGACTCTCTTTTAATGCCGGGGTTAGGCGCTGTTCCCCTTTTCGGAAGGGAACTGCGCCCATTGCTGGGGTGGATGGCATGACCGAAGGTGATGCCTTGGGGTGGGGCTATCCCTCTCTTTTGTCTCAGCCTTTTCAATCGCCTTTCAAAAGCGTCTCAATCTAGTCTCATGCCCGTTCTTATGTGTGCTGTCAAGGCTCTTGTCTATGGTCGGCCTCTTTTATCATGCCCATGTGCCCATGCGCCTATCTTCTCTTAGGAGCTTTGTGCGCAATTCCTTTTGGCCTATGAGGGGTTGGATGACAAGCGCCCCCATAGTTTTCAATTCTCTGCTCTCTTTCTTCCTTGTTCTGGTGAGTCTCTTTCTAAGAATGTCCGGGGTATTCTCTATCTCTTGATGGTCTCTAGTCCATTAAAGGGGTGTGTAGGTTGCGTCAAGGCTGTGTTTGTTTGTCGTCTTCTTACGGGTTCCTTGGCGGCCCTGGGGGAGTAAAACGTATGTGCTATAATGGAAGCAATATGCCTAAAGTTCGCGGGCCTCTATTCTCAATATCGGCGAAAGGGAAGCTAGGGGATGTCCTCGTGTACCAAGATGGGATTGGTGCTGCGCGGGTGTATCCTCATCGGCGAAAGCGGGATCCGAAGACCTCGGCTCAGATAAGTCAGCGGAGCTTCTACCAGTCGGCGGTGTCGTACTGGCACGCCTTGAATGAACATGAGCGAGAGTTCTACTGGGTGCTGGGCCACCAGCACGGCATGACCGGGTTCAACTACTTCCTGTCCCAATACCTGACGGGCAAAGATGTGCCCCCGGTGGAGTGATGGCTAGGGTATTGCTGGACGGGGAGTTCCTCCTGACGGTGGTAGAAGCGCTGCGGGGGTGTCAACGTAGTGTTGACGTGTGCTGCTACGAATGGGCGTGGTATTCGGGGCAGAGGACGGGGACTATCCAGGACATCAACCGAGAGCTTTGCATCGCTGCCCGGCGTGGGGTGAAGGTGCGGGTCGTGCTGCACAATGAGGCGATGGGGCGGCATCTGGGGAAGCTCAATCGGGCTACTGCGAAGCGGCTGAGGGATGCGGGGTGCCAAGTGCGAATGTCCCCGATGCAAAAGCCGATCCACGCTAAGGTGTGGGTGTTCGATGCCAGGAGGGTTGTTTTAGGGTCGCACAACATTTCCACCAATGCTGTGACAAGGAACGCTGAGGCAGGGGTGGTGGTTGACGATGGTGGGGAAGTGGGGAAGGTGCGGGAATGGTTCGAGGGCCTTTGGAGTCGAGGGATAGACAATGGTGGGTAGGGTTTGGAGGAGGGTTGGGGTGTGGCTGCGGGCTAATGCGCCCTTCTCATTTATGAACAACGAAGACGAGTGGCACTCGTTTGTTGTCGGGGTGGGTGAAGGCTTCTTCTTCCTGGCAAGCCTGTTCCACTTGGTTACGCCGGCGTATCTTCTCAAAGAACCACACTATTACAGGTTCGGCCAGGCTGTGGGGTTCGCTGCTTTCCTGTGGACTATTGCAGGGATCGTCTCTTGGCTGACGTGATGGAACTCTTAATCAGTGGTCCGGGCTAAACGTCCCCCAGATAGAGCTTCTGTATATACCGCCACATCCGCTTGTCGTAGTCGATCTGGTAACCGATGACTCGCTTCTTGAGGTTGGTTACTCCCCCAGGGATGTCGGTTAGGGTCACTACGTCAAAGCAGTCCTGGCCTACGTTGGTTGGAACCTGACACCATCCATCGCCGGCGGTGAAGATTTCGCTCTTGCGGAGCTCGGCGTCTGCCCTCTCTGCTGCCCTAGTGGTGGATGTGTAGCTGGGCTTGGTTACCCTCTCAAGGCGGTCATATACCTCCTCTATCTGAGGGAACTCAAAGCGTTCAACCATAAGGGTATCCCCCCAAACCTGCACTCTGTTGGGGTCCCAGCCAAAGTCGCCGTAATGGCCTCTGTAAAGCAGATGGCCCGTCCCATAGGTGCTGTGGTAGGAATAGTCGCTGCTGTCGTTTGCTTGGCAGTATTTGATGTAACCCATATCGGCCACCTGGTAAAGTTGGTCGGGCAGGTAAGATAGCAGCTTTTTGACTGCCCATAGACCGCTACGGCCTTCTTTGATCTCAAATTCAGGCTTGAAGTTGATTGCGGCGCTAGAGGTTGAGAAGGATGATAACTCCAGTCCCGCCCTGGCAAAGACGAAGGAAAGAAGCTGAAAGACGTTTTTCTCTCCTGCCGCCCATGAGAAGGTGCGCCTGGCCTTCCACCGTTTCAGGATGGAATACATATCCTCGCAGTAGACGTGAAGCACACCTTCAACGCCTCTGGGCCATAGGGCACGGAAGGGAAACCAGGGTGGCGACCGGAACTCCCACCCAGTAATCCAGAAGTGGGGGCCATAGGAGTATTCGTTGCCTGCCTCGGTTACATAGCCAAGGCGGATGCGAATTTCCCATCCTAGTTTGTCAAAGTCGTTAAAGACCCCCCCAGTGTTGTCTAGGGTGACGGTAACCTTGCTGCGAAACCTCTCGGCCAATATGCGTATTTGGAGGGCAAGGAGGTCGTTGGTGAGGTCAACAGTATCGGGGCTTAGGTCGGCCCTGAATACTCGGTTGGGACAAGTGAGCCAGGCATAATTGCCTGAGTGGGCGATGGCTAGGCCGTAGTCGTTCTCAAAGTCAAGGGGGATTGGCTCTCGCCATAGGTTTGATATAAAGTCGGCTGCTGGTAGCCCGTAGGTGAAGTAAACCCGGGTTTGCGTCTCGGTTTGAGTGAACTCCTCGATGAAGTAAACACGGAAGACGTCGGGGAAGTCGATGAAGGGGGAGTGGTATTGGTAGGGTTCGGTGCTGCCCCGAAC